TTCTTTTGTTGTTGTTACTCTTGTTCCTGATATTAAATCATATATATCACTTTCTAAATCAAATGACTTAGGTAATGAGGTTACTTTATAAATGAATTGGTCTATTTGTATTAATGGTTCTGGTGCGCCTAAGAACTTTAAGAAAAATTCAATAGATTTTCTAGTTCCTTTTGATTTATATAAGTGAACTAAATTAACCAACAATCTTCTATAAAATTCATACTCAGCATCAGTTGCTGATATTGGTGAACCGACACCTCCATATTGTGTGTCTACTTTTGTATATAATAAATCGTCAAGTGTTTTACCTTCAAGTAAATTAACACTTTCTAATCCTAAAGTATTTGCTAAATTTTTTAATAAGATATCGGGTAAGTTATTAACACCATCATAACTTACATTTCTCATGTAAGCAATATTGTCTATGAACTTTTTTACTTTATCAAATGACTGTCCGTATAATTGAAAAATTGATTCCGCTTTTTTATCTTCAGTATCAAATTCAAATAATTGAGGTGATGTTAAAAATCTTACAAATAAATTTGATTTATAATCATCAATTTCATTTGCAATATCAATTAAATCCTCAATATATGTTTCGTAATCCAAACCTACAATTTGTAAGTTCCAATTATCTTTACCCGACACCGGCCAATTGTGTTCAACAAAAATTATTTCAGTTTTTGAACCGTCAAACGTATCTCTTGGCACATTAAAACTTGCGGTATAAATCGGTGTTGTTTCTCTATTTAAAAGACTTGATTCTAAATCATCTAAACCTAAGAAAAACTCTTCGGTAACACCATTATTTGGTCTTATTAAAATACTGTCACTATATTGACTAACTCCATTAAATGGATTACCTTTTACTTTTAATGTTGATACATTATCAGTATTAGGTTCTGTATATGTTAAAACATCATATGTAATATTATCAATATGTAAAACATATTTTTTATATGATGAATAAAAATTTCTTAATGGATTTTCAACTACAACCTCAACATTGGTTAACGGTTTTTGAATTAAAATATCAAATGGGTTGTATAACATACCCGATTCAAAACTAAATAATGTGGTATCTGTTAATACATCATATTCTATATTAAAAGCTGTAAACCCGCTTACGGTTACAAAACTATCTTTATCAATTGTAATACCAGCTGGAAATTTTTTTATTATATTTTTAACCGAAACGTAAATTCTTTGATTTAATGAACCAAATAATGATTTTGCAGCATCTTTCTTTTCACCCTTAAATTTTATTTCCTTTTTTCTTGGTGTTTTTGCTGACTTTAATTCTCCAGTTTCAGTTTCACCTTTTAAATCATCTAACGTTAAAAAGTCCGAAAATGGATTTGTTTTAAATGTTTTCGGGTCACGTTGAATAATTGGATTATCTAAATTAAAGTTCGTATTAGTCAATTGACCAGTACCAGTGGTGATTTGAACACCTACTAAATTATCACTGAACGTATCAGCACCACTTGCAGCTTGACTAGGAACTTTTCTTCTTGCCATTAAACGTTTGTAATTGTATCAAAATCTTGACTTTCGTCTATATCTGGTCTTTCTTCTCTGATTTCAAATAATGATTCGTTAAGATCATCTTTAATTTCAAATAAGTTATATTGTTTATAGATTGAGTTATTATTGTTGTTATCGTAAATCGTGTAAATACCTCTCGCAATGTCCTTACTTTGATTACCGTAAAGTGCATGTGCTAATGTAGATGAATCATGTTCTACCATTTCAACCTCAATAGTTGTTGGGTTGAAATAGGTATTTGTTAAAATAATCTTTTGAGCGGGACTACCTATAAACGGAATTGTATTCGGTTTATTTGATGGTGCGGAAGATGGTGTTATTGTTAAAAACATCAAATTACTTGCATTTTCACTATATTGGTATCTAACTGATTTTTGAGTACTACTTGATAAGTTAGCGGTAACGGGTGTACAATAAAAAGACGATGTTACAACTTTATAAAAATTAGGTATTTTTTGATTGGTTAATGAATTAATATACTCAATTCTATATCCAACTAAACCCTGTGGTGTAAATTTATTTCTATCACCTGATGGTACATTAGATAAGTCAATTACAACTCCTCTAACTGATGGTAATGAAGCTAAAACTCCACAATCCGTAATTGTTGTTCTAATTTGTTTTGGTCTGATGTGAAGTGTATATATACCTAAATCCGTAAAATCATCTGCGGATAGTTTTAAATTATACATTCCACCCAAAATTTCAACATTCTGTGCTTGATTATCGTTTGTCGTTCCTGAATTATGATAAACAGGTGTCAAGACACTAATTGATGTTAATTTTTTTAACGTAACAGGTGCGGTTGTGGTTCTACCTGAGACATAATGATAGAATATATCCACATCATCTGGTGATACATCCGCCGGTCTAACTATCCCATAAGATCCAATTGCCATATTAAAATATTTTTAATTCTTCTTCGTTTATTGAACATTTAGTTCTTTTTTTTACATTTTCTTCCCAAGGAATAAATTCTAAGTTTATAATATTACCAATAATCCATGGACTTATCTTTTGTTTAAATCCCTCAACAATTGAAAATTTATGATCTAAATGATAATTTCCGTCCACCCCAGATACTCCTCTTTTATTAAAATTTAATAAGTTGTGGATTGGTTGTTTTTTAGTTATACTAACGACCTTTCTTTTGTATTTTTTAAAATCATTTAAATTTTTTAAAAAATCTTCATAAGATATTCCACTAAATCTTTTTAACATTCCAATAGTTGTACCTTCGCCTTTTGTTCTTCTATAGTTTGATTTTGAAAGTATTTTCTCAATATAAGATTTATTCAACTTCGTTATTTTTGAGATTTCTTCCCTATTTTTATGTTCAACAACATATAATTCTTTTATTTTATTTTTTTGTTCTTCGGATAATATTATTTTTTTACCGTCACTTTTACCTTTTTTTAATAAATTTAAATCTTTAAGTAATTTATTAATTGGCATTTTACTCATATTAAATGATTTTCCAATTTGTTCACAGGATAAATTTAAAACAGTATATTGATGTACTATTTCATTAATGTCGGTTTTAGTAAAAATTATCCTATTACTCATATGTTATAAATATATTTTTTATTGTTTTCTCACCTTAAAATATCCATTTCCATAGATTTCTAATTCATCCATATTATCAATCTCCCCTAATCTTAAGTTATTTTCCATAACACCTTGTTTACCTCTTTCAACAAATATGTCAGAATAAACCTGTGGGTCATCAATAAATCCAAGAAAATGTTCATTTCTTGTAATTACTTTATTAAAAACTTCTTCTTTTGTATAACCTGTGGTGTTACCTGTAATCATGGTATAACCATCCTCAAAATCTCTATATGATAAATTATCTATCGTATAACCAGTAAATAATGAACCTGAAAACGAGCCTGAAGTTAAACCAGTGAAAACCGTAGTTCCATATTGACGTAATTCACCAATTCTACTACCCCCTATTGCCATATAGGTAAATGTAGTATAACCTGTATTATTCGTGTATTCTAAATCATTTAAATAATCTTGAGTTTGTCCAGTTATATTGGTATATGCGGGAATTGTCATACCTGTAAATGTTCCTAAAGGATTAGTAACTGTAATATTTTGTGGTACTGTAATTGTCTTTTTAAGTACTTCTGTTGACCAAGGTGTTGATGAAGATATTGTAATAGTGTATTGTGTACTACCAGTATATGTTTTTACAACTGAAGGTAAATTATTTCCCACTATTCCACTATTAACCGTTAAACCTGATGTTGTTCCATCCCCCCAATTTATTGTGAACGTTTGTTCTGTGATTTTTCTTAACTTATCTGGATTTACAGAATTATATATGGTAATAGTTGAACCTGATTGTTTGTATGTGAAATTACATAGTTGTTCAATTTGTTCCATATCACCATCAAATGAAACCATAACACCCATTTCATCAACTGATGAATCTAAAAACACAGGTATTTGATATGAACCTGTATAATCGTTAGATTTTAATATTTTATGTTCAATTCTTTTCATCTTTTACTTTTTATTCAGGGGTTAGAACTCCTCCGGAGGTTATACATGGTAATGGTGGTGCGTCAGTGATTTGAATACTTTCTCCGACATATGTAACATATATGTCAACTGGTGATGCTATTGGAATTGAAACTCCGTATATTGTTCCTTGTAATCCAATACCCGTATTGGTTAATATTGCACCTGTTGAATTATCAAATCTTGACTCTGAAAATGCTCCATCAGCAAACACATTAACCCTTATTTCTCTATAAGCACATTCACCATCTTCAACTCTTCTAAACACACCTAAATTAAGATTTGCTCCTTGATTAACACTAAGAGATAATAAGTATGTTCCACTTTCGGTTGATGATTTTTGAATACCTCCAAATGAAGAACCAATAGAACTTAAAGTTGTACTATATGTTTGATAAATTAATTGAATATTATTAGTTGTTGAATTATATGGAATTCCACTTAATTGACCGTAAATGTTAACCGTAGTTAATGGTATAGGTGTTGGGGTTGGTGTTGGGTCATTGATATTTAAACAGTTAATACAATTACCACTTGGTAATAAAGTATTTGTTAATCCTGATCTCTTATAAAGTCTAACATAACTACCTAATGTTGAGTTGTGTGTTATACCGGTTTGTGATATCCAAATATATTGATTCTGAGTCATTTCATCTAATACCCAGTTATAACCTAGTGAATTATCAGTTTCAATAGAAGTGGCATCACAAATATTTGTTGCTGAGTATAGCCACGCATCCACTCCTCCATATTCCGTATTAATAGGACTGGTATGTTCACATGATGTGTCATCACCAAATTCAACGTCTCCTGGGTCACCCACCCATAAATCATTTGCAATAATTCTATTTGGTGTAGGTGTAGGTGTTGCTGTAGGTGTAGCCGTAGGTGTAGGTGTTACAGTAGGTGTTGGACTTGGTGTAGGTGTAGGTGTTGCTG